CCATAATCTCAACCAGCGGACACCCAGAGGGGTGTCCACCGGAGCATGCGTCTTTAGCCCGAGTACTCGGTATATACCGAGCACCATCGCACTTAGAAGCAGCGTCATCACTGGGAAGGTAAATCCATTACCCATTGACGACAACATATGCTTCTCAACAAGTTCGTCACCTACCTTTATGTGTGTGCTGCGAATGGTTGACAACCATTGCGCCCACCATGGAGGAAAGAAGACGGATGGGATGCACTTATGTATAGAATCACTCGCAGAAGCGAGGTCAACTGTGCAGAATGCAGCCCTCTCACCGTTCAAATAGCGAGCTGGTTCAGTTTCTAAACTGCCCAACCACGCCAAAAAACGGTTGAGATCTTGCTGGTGGTTAAGATCCACACCTATAGACAACAGGCGATTACTAACCATCGAATTCGTCGATAGTTGTAACTCCATATTGTAGGAAGGTTGTGGGCCTATGCCACGATCGCGATCGTACCTTTTAGGGACGGATTGAAACATGGCGGGAGCGCCGATCACTACACCTTTTGTCTCCTGGCGGATTAATTCGCTTCGGAAAGACATAGGATGCAGTCCTACCAATCTTTGGTAGAGTTCGAAGACAGTCTGGGTCGATGCAGAGCCTTGAAAGGTTGCCTTAGTGACGAAGGAAACTCCGTCATTTTGGGTCGCCTTTCCGGGACCTGGTCGGAGCCCAGACAATATTTCGTCTCCGTCAGGGAGGCGTGAGAGGGAGTTCCCCGGACCGGACAGCACATCCCAACAGATTTCCATCATGTTGGTGAATACGCTAGCTAGTTCGGGGTCCTCATGAACAGGAAGCTGGGGAATTAAAGCCCCAAACGCCTGTATCCGTTGGTTAGTTCGTAAGAACTCACCTACGGTAGCAGCTCTGCGCACCTCAGAAGGAACTTGGCCGCTGCACTTACCGATGAATCGCTTACGCAATCCACCTGTAAAGTTCTCAGCAGCTCGGTTCCGACCAAGGTGATCCAGAGAAGCGTCTCGCGACGCAGCTTTGTACCTCTCAATGTCTTCATTGGCGGCTGTCAGTAGTTGATCAAAGAACAGCATGTAACCTCCTAGTGGAAGGTTCAGATTTCGTTAGAGGATCCCTGAAGTAGCCGTATCTCCGATACCAGCAGCCTGCTGGCTCAGAGACCCGATGTGAGCAGATAAACCCGCGCGGACATTTGCCGCGTCGAATGTATCAGCTCCAGCCGGTACGGAAATTTCAGTGCGAATCAATACGAGCCCGTACTGATTGCTCGAGTAAGCTGCCCCTTTCCGTGTGATAACACTATACACGTTAGAGGGCACCCTCGAGTAGATCCCCGTTATCCCATTCAATACTGCAGCGGACAAGGTCTTTAACAGACCAGGCCGCTTAACAGTAATCGTGAATGGACAGTTCGGGCTATGAGCCAAAACGCCACTCTGCGTACCGCCTAAAGCGGTAACAGCAACCTGCTTGCTGCGGACATCCGGAGGGGTGTCGGCAACATGCGTGTACGTAGGGGAGGTGAAACCTGTTTGCGCTGACCCCGTAATTGGGGAGGTGATGGCGATAGTCATAAATGACATCCTAAGGTTAAG